GGGATTCTTAACGAAGTCATTATGTTATCTATTAATCTTCGTTCATCTCCATCTGATAATGCTGAAATAAGTATTGATATATGGTCTAGAAAAATTATTTTACAATTTGATGCTTTAACCATGTACCTAATCTTATTCATTACGTCATCACAATCTGATGAACCTAAATGGTTATAGAAAGCAACATACTCTTTTACTTGCTCCCATTCTTTTATAATTTTTTCATCAGAAGTTTTCTTTCTAACTTCTGGGTCATGAATTAATTTATTTAATGGAATTGAAACAAGACCTTGAATACTTCTTGCAACACTTTCTTCTAAACCAATATATCCAATTTTAATTTTTTGATTTATAAGATGTAAAGCTATCTCACGACAGACCTGACTTTTTCCAGTGCCAGTACCTGCAGTTAATAAATTTATTTCTCCAAGTCTAATGCCAGATAATTTTTTATTGAGACCATTCCAACAGTAAGGATAAGTTTCAACATATTCATTTTTTAAAAGTAAATCTTTAGTTTCAGTACCCTCTATAATTCCTGCAGGAGAGTATGTTTTTGCTTCCCATACTCCATCTATAATTTTATTTTGTTTTCCTGCTTGAAGTAATTCACTTGCATCTTTAGCTTGAAGTTTTGCTATCTTGGCTTTTCTTACAGGTAAAATATTTGCACATTCTATACTAGCTTTATTTCCTGCTTCATCTTGGTCAAACATTAAAACTATGGTTTCAAATTTAGAAAGCCATTCTAATTCTCTTAAAATATATTTCTTTGCTGAAGCCGCACCTGATGGAACTGATACTACTGGAAACTTATTATTCTGACATTGAGAAACAGACATTGCATCTAATTCTCCCTCTGTAACTACGACCATTTTTCCGCCATCTCTCCAAAGGTTTTGTCCGAATAAAGTGATTTTATCTGTATCTCCTAACCAAATAAATGATTTGTCAGGAAAACGAATATGTTGTGCTACCCTATTATATTGTTTGTCAAAATAATTAGATATATGGCAGTGCTTACCATTATATATTCCAGTCTCATAATTAAATACTTTACAGGTTTCTGAAGTAATCTTCCTTTTAGGAAGTGCTTCTATTTTTCCTGTTATCATCTTGTGTTCCTTTTCTTTTTTGTTGATTGTTTTTAGGTCAAGAGTTTGACCATCTGTTTTTAAATAAATGCGGCAACCGAAACAGTACGTATGGTTTTCGTAGATTGCTAAATTATCTCGGCTACCGCAATTATTACAAGGAGCATGGCGAAGAAACTTTTCATTAGATTGTTCCATCATCACGCAATTCCTGTAAATCGGCTTCTGACGTTAAACCATCTTGGAATTTGTAATTAGGAATATCCTCATTCAATAAATATTCCCTAACATCAAAACTAGGACAGAACTTTTTATCATCTAAGTCTCTGTGTCCAACTATCTGTGCGTCAGGATATTTTTTAATTAATCTTGTTAATTCTTGTTTTAAACTTTCAAATTGTTCCCCAGTGAAATTGTCATGTGGTAATTTCCAGTTTTCTTCTTTTGCTCCACCTACTAGGCAAACTCCAAAAGAATTATGATTATAACCTTTGACATGTGCTTGAACTTCATTATCTTGACGACCTTGTTGAACTTCGCCATCACGTTTAATAACAGTCCCATATCCAATTTTTAACCACCCATTTGTTCTGTGTAATCTATCTATCTCTTTTGCTCCCCAATTTTGACTTGGACGAGTTTGAGAACAATGAATTACAATATATTTAGTTTCTTCTCTCATTTTTAATTTCTTTTAACCATTCATCTGGGAATGGTTTTTTTGTTGATTGGACACAATGGTATTTAAAATTATTTAGTTCACACCACTTGCCATAAGTTGTTAATGATTTTTTTCCTATTTTGGTTTTTGAATTTGAAAAGATAAAACGAATATCCAATTCAGGTTTTTGTGCCTTTATTAATTTGTGCTTCTTTCTATCTTGTGAATTGAAACCACCTTTGGCTTCCACAATAAAAGAATTATTTATTGGGAAGTCAGGTGTGTAGGTTTTCTGTTGAGTAGGTAGTTGAAATATAATTTTCATTCCCTCATAAACAAAATGAATTTTTTTGTTTTTGAGTTCGTTGTAAATTATTTCTTCTAATCCTGATTTTAACTCAACCTTGTCAGAAATCCGAACTCGTTTGTACTTCTTGCGGTTGTGCATTTGAGTTCTCTTTCTCAGGTTTATTTTCAAAACCATCTTCTTCTTTGAAGATATTATTTGATTTACCCTCTACTAGTTTAATTACTTGAACTGCTTTTAATCTGAGACTTACTCCTGCACCTAACATTTGTGTGAAATAAGGAACAGGTTGATATGCAATTTTCATAATTGAACCACCCCATATACTCGTACTTGGAGATATAGGATTTTTCTTACTATCCAAAAGCTGTGGTCTTTGAGTAAACTTTTCTTGTGTCTTTTTGTTTACACCACTAGCTTTCATTTTGAATTTGAAGAAAACATTACCGCTTTCTTCTTTGTAAGGTTTAGGTGCAGATTTAACTTTTTTACCTTTATTGTCTTTTTCGGCTTTAGCTAGACTGTCTTCTATAGCTTGGTCTGTTTCTTTAACCATCTGTGAAGCGTCTTGTTTATCTATTTTTAAAGTTACCTTAAATTCTCCATGTTCATTAAAACGAACATCAGGTTTCATAAGGTGTGGGTATATTGCTTCCCCTGCTACACTTACCTTAATTGGTATATCACTCATAATTTAACTCCTTTTATTTGTGATTGAAAAGCTAACTGTTTAGTTAGCTACTAGTGGAACTTTATATCCACTAGTGCATACTTCTATATACAAAAAAAGGTAGACTTCTTTACTTGCTCTAAATCAAGGTTTCCTCTAGTTGGCATATCTGGGAATTTCTTTAAGTTCTTCTCAGATAACATGCTTCTCATATCATTCGCAAAATCCATCAAAACATCTTTTTGGTAGATTTCACAAAAAGCATCTCTAATTGCATTTGCCATTGTTTTTGTATCGGTAACAACGCAACCAAAACTGTCATGGATTAAGCTAAAATTATCAACTCCTGCTTCTTTAGCTTTTACTACTGCTAACATTAAACAAGAACTGTCTAAATGATGGATATAATTTGGACATACAGATTGAGAAGTTTTTCGTTTATCAATTTCATCAGTATCAGAAGCAATAGATAATTTAACAATGCTATCTCCCATTTTAGTTTTGACACGTTTACTTTCTTTTTTGTAACACATCATTTGAACTGGAAATCCTAAAGGACTAGTCCAACAAACTGGTAGATTTTCTGATGCAACTAGTCTTGCGACTGTTTTTAAAAACTTCATTATTCTTTTTGCACCAAGAACAACCTCATTAATAGCTTCCCAAACAATCGGTGTTAAATATTGAGTAGCTTTAAATAAGTCATCTCCAAATTTATGTTGAGTTCCTCTTTCAGTTAATTCTTTGACAATATGGTCTTCTAAATATTGTCTACAAGAATATCTTGTTAAAGAGTAAGGTAAACACATCACTGGTTTCTTACAAATTTTTCTATCAATCCCATACTCTAACCAAAGAGAAGAATAATAAGCATCATAATACTTTTTCTTTTCCTCGTCTGTTCTAGGAAATCTTTTATATTGTCGTAGTTTTTCACTAACTTTATTTGCTACTAAATTATAAACATCACTTGGTTTATTTAATGGAATTAAGTTTGTTGCTTTTCCACCAAACTCATCTCTAATTAACGCACTGTAATGTTGTAAACCTGAGTTTGAACAATCAGCTTGAATTGGAAGTGTAGTTATAAATTTTTCAGAATAGTCAGTTTTTACCCATTCTTTCCACTCATAACAAAATGCTAAAAAGCAGAAAGGTTTATCGCCACTTGCCCACCATGTATTTTCTAAAGGTTTATCAGCACAATCAATAATTTTTTGAGTATTATCTTTTACCCATTGAACTCTTATTGATAGTTCTTCTTTATCTACCTCTCCAAATAAATTTGCTCCTGCTATAGCAAAAGTATTAAAGTTGTCTTCAATTTTTTTACCAAATTTAAACTTTAATAATGCTCTACTATAATCAGCACTTTGTGGAGATAACATTGCAGGTTTAGGATAGATGCGTCCTCTAAAATCCAACTGATAAGGATAAAAGAAGCCACCCTTTTCTATAAGCATTTTAGCTTCTTCCATAATCTGACGTACTTGTATGAATTTAGAGTTTTGTTTTGCTCTATTGGAATAAACCTTAGATGCTTCTCTTTTCCATTTAATAGTAGCTTCTTGATTAACTCCTATATCAACAGGTTTTATTGGAAGTTCTATTGTTTGTGGATTTACTGGAAGTTTGCCTAAAGGAAAGTCATTTAACATACAGGTATTAATAACCTCATATATAGGTTTATTAATGACCCATTCTGTATGTTGCATGATATTGACCGATTGATAAACAATAGGCATTTCATGGACTTTATTTTTAAGTTCTTCTAAGTATCTTCTATTGGTCGCTTTTACTAGGTTGTAGTGCATTATTTTTGCTCCTTATTTTTAGACAAAGTATTACTAATTTCCTTTGCTGATTGTTGTTTATAGTTATGCTTTTTTCCATAATAACCACCGACAAATGGGTTTTCCCACTCTCTTGGTGGCATAAGCATT